GTTCGTGCAGCAGTGGCTGATTTCGAAGCTGACGCGTGGCAATGCGTACGCGCTCAAGGTCCGCGACCAGCGTGGCATCGTCAACGAGCTGTACATTCTCGACCCCGGTCGCGTCACGCCGCTCGTGTCCGAGAGTGGCGACGTGTTCTACCAGCTCAAGCGTGACGACCTGTCGGGCGTGGGCGACGACGTGACCGTTCCGGCGCGCGAGATCATCCACGACACGATGATCCCGCTCTATCACCCGCTGATGGGCGTCTCGCCGATCTACGCGTGTGGGATGTCTGCGGGTCACGGTCTCAAGATCCAGACCAGCGCCGCGCAGTTCTTCGAGAAGGGTGCGCGGCCCGGCGGTGTGCTGACGGCGCCAGGCGCGATCGGCGACGACACGGCGAAGCGCATCAAGGACCACTGGGACGCGAACTACAGCGGCGTGAACGCCGGGAAGGTCGCCGTACTGGGCGACGGCTTGAAGTTCGAAGCGATGTCGGCGACGGCGATCGACTCGCAGCTCATCGAGCAGCTGAAGTTGACCGCCGAGCAGGTGTGCTCGGCTTACCACGTCCCGGCTTACAAGGTGGGCGTCGGCCCGACACCGACCTACGCGAATGCGCAGGTGCTGAACCAGATCTACTACTCCGACTGTCTGCAGGCACTAATTGAGGACGCAGAGGCGTCGCTGGATCACGGCCTGGAGCTGCCGAATCGATATGGCACCGAGTTCGACCTCGAGTACCTACTGCTGATGGATTCGGAGACGCAGGTCAAGGTGGCCGCCGAAGGAATTAAGGCGGGCGCGGTGGCTCCAAATGAGGGCCGCAAGCGCTTGAACCTCGAGCCTGTCGAAGGCGGCGACACGCCGTACCTGCAGCAGCAGAACTACTCCCTGGCCGCGCTCGCGCGCCGCGATGCACAGGACGATCCGTTCGCCAGTGAGGCGCCCGAGGCTGATCCGCCGATGACAGATGACGAAATGGACGAGGTGCTGGCCGCATGAACCGAGATATCCAGGCGGCAATCCTGCGAGCCTGCGCCCGCCACATGAGCAAGCTTCTCGAGCCGATCGAGAAGAAACTGATCCAGCTCGAACAGCGTGCCATGACGCCGGGCCCGCGCGGGGCAGATGGGAAGGACGGCGCACCGGGTCGCGACGGCAAGGACGCATCCCAGCCGACGCACGAAGAGCTTCGCGCCGCGCTCGCGCCGGTGGTTGAGCAGCGCGCCGCCGAATGGCTCGAGGCGAACCGTCCGGCTAACGGCAAGGATGGTGCAGCCGGTCGTGACGGGACGGACGGTGTGGATGGGCGCGATGGCGAGAGCATCACGCTTGACCAAGTCCGGCCGATGATTGAAAGCGAGATGGCGAAGTGGGCGCTGGACTTCGAGCGCCGCGCGCATGGCGTGCTCGAGCGCGCTGTCGAACGCATCCCGGCGCCGCAGGCGGGAAAGGACGGCCGGGACGGCACGAACGGGAAGGACGGGCTGGACGCCCTGCAATTGGAAGACTTCAACCTCACGCTCTCCGATGACGGTCGCACGGTGACGCTGAGCCTGCAGCAAGGCGACCGCCGCATCGAGCGTAGCTTGCAGTTTCCTGTCGTGATCGACCGCGGCGTCTACAGCGAATCCGGCGTGGCCGGTGGCGGACTCTACGAGAAGGGCGACGGTGTGAGCTTCGGCGGCTCGTTCTGGATCGCGCAGAAGGACGCGCCCAACGGAAAGCCCGGGATGTCGGGCGATTGGCGCTTGGCGGTCAAGAAGGGACGAGACGGCAAAGACGGGCGCAACGGAATCGACCTTGTGAAGCCGGTGAAGGGTGACGCATGAAGCTGATCACCATCGACCAGGCTCGCTGGGACCTTCGAACTGAGCCCGAGGAGGATCCGCACCTCGACAACCTGATCGAGCGCGCTTCCGCGATCGTTCTGGACTACCTCAAGACGTGGCCGGCCGAGTGGATCGATCCGAACACCACGCCAGCGCACGTCCGCTCAGCGGTGAGCCTCGTCGTGGTGTCTCTCTATGAGAACCGCGACGGGAATCCGATCAATGAAGGGGTGCGGGCACTACTGGCGCGCACTCGAGACCCGGCGTACGCCTAATGGCACTGATCGCAGCCGAGCGCCGCCACCGCATCCGCTTCGAGCGCCCGGTGACCGTCGAGAACGACTTCGGCGAGGTCGTCGGCACCGGCTGGGAGCTGGTCGTCGAAGTCTGGGCGAAGCGCACCAACCAGCTGAGCGCGACGGCTGAGGCCGTGGCGTCCGGCGCCGAGTCCTACCGCGAGCAGGTCCGCTTCGACATCCTGCCGCGCGAGATCGCTTCGGACTGGCGCATCGTCCACCGAGGCAAGGTCTACGACATCAAGTCGGCCGGCACGTCGAACGACGGCAGCGAGACGGCGGTGATCGCGGTTGCTGGGCTCAACGATGGCTGATTTCGACATTCAGATTGAAGGCCTGGACCAGCTCGACAAGGCGCTGCAGGAGCTGGCTTGGCCGGCTGCACGCCGGGCGCTCCGCAAGGGCATGCGCGCCGGCGCGAATATGGTGCGCGACGAGGCGCGACAGAAGGCGCCCGTGAAGACCGGCAAGTTGAAGCGCCGCATTCGCACGCGAGAACGCAGTGAGCAGAACGGCTGGATGCGTTTCGCGATCGAGGTGCCGAAGTCCGTGTTCTACGGTCGATTCTTCGAGTTCGGAACGTCACGACAGCCGGCGCGCCCATTTCTAAGGCCCGCGGCGTCCAATCAGACTGACGCGGCGGTCGCACAAATGCGGTCCTCGCTGGCCGAGGCGATCGAGTTCGAGATGCAGAGGGCGAGGCGATGACGTTCGACCAGCAGTTGACCGCCGCGCTCAAGACGCTGGCGGACCGAGTGTCACCGCATCCGGCGCCGGCCAATACAGCGAAGCCCTACGTCACCTACCAACGCATCACCGGCAACCGGCACGCCACGCTCAACTCGGGTGCGGGCGCGCCGCGCGCGACGTTCCAGATCGACGTATGGGGCGATAGCAAGGGATCGGTGCGGCCCCTCGCTGACGCGATGGTCGACGCGCTGCCAGGCCTGCTGAAGGTCGGTGACATCAACGACAACGCCGACGATTACGAAAGCGATACCAAGCTCCGCCGCGCCAGTTTCGACGTGACGATCTGGCGCTAACCCCGTTCCATCCGCAACCCATCCGGCCGCCGCAAGGCGGCTTTTTCATGCCCGAGAGAGGAAATACCCATGGCCGAGAACGCCGCTATCTCTGCGCAGGACTCTGCGCTCTACGTCAGCCTGACGCTTCCGGCCACGCCGGGCGTTCCGGGTTCCTACACCGAAGTCGATGGCCTGACGGGCTTCCCGTTCGGCCGCGGCCAAGCCAACACGATCGACGCGACCAACCTGCGCAGCAAGCAGATGGAGAACATCGCGGGCCTCGCAGGCGGTCAGACCGTCCAGATCACCGGCCACCGCTGGCCAGAGGGTGAGTCCGCCGGCCAGGACATCCTGCGCGACGCCGATCCGCAGGAGGATCTGTACTTCCTGATGGTCCTGCCGTCCGGCGACACCGCGACCTTCGTGGGCAAGGTCGCCGCCTTCAACATCGCGCCGGGCGTCAATCAGGTACTGACCTTCACGGCTGACCTGCTGCCGCGCGACTTCACGGTGGTCGTGTAATGGGCCTGCTGACGAAGGAAGCGATCCTCGCTTCGGACGACCGAAAGACAGTCGATTTGGAGGTCGGGGAGTGGGGCGGGACCGTGCGCGTCGGCGTCATGTCGGCCACCGAGCGTGATCGCTGGGAATCCACGACCTACGGCGGCGAGAAGCCGGACATGACCGACTTCCGCGCTCGGTTCGTTGCGCTGTGCCTCGTCGATAAGGACGGAAAGCGCCTGTTCTCTGACAAGGAAGTCGGCCAGCTTGGCACGAAGTCGGCGGCGGCTCTGGAACGCGTCTTCAAGGTCGCCCAGAAGCTCAACGCCGTCACCGATGAGGCGGTGCAGGACTTGGGAAAGGACTCAGCCGCCGGCCAGAGCGGCGCCTCCAATTCCGCATCGCCTGGCGCCTAGGGTTTCCGCACCCTGACCTGATGCTGGCGGGACTGGACTCCCGCCAGATTTCGGAGATGTACGCGTTCGCGGAACTGGAGCCGCTGGACGAGCCCTTGCAGAAGATGCTCGCCCAGCTGACCAGCGTCCTGGCCCGTGTTCACGGCAACGAGATGGCACAGGGCGACTTCATGCTTGTTCCCGCGCCGGCCAAGGCGGTGCCGGTGCTGGATGAGACGCAGCAGCGTGCCCAGCAGCTCGTCGACCTTTTCTCGGCGGCATCTCGGAAGAACGAAAAGGTGCACTGAGCCGGCCGCGAGCCGGCCGGTGCGATACTTGCACCTCCATAGGACCGGAGGGTGGGGGATGACAGAAGAGAAGATTCACCAGTCGGCAGAAAAGGTCTCAGAAGGCGTCAGGGCGAAAGAGGCTAGGAAGCGCGAAGCCGACAGGGTCGAGAGTGACGCATTGCCAGAAGTGATCAGAACAGTTGGTCACTTGTCTTTGCTTGTCGGCTTCGGTGGCTGTATCGCCGCGTTCGCAGGGATTGCGCCTTGGTTTCTAAGTGTCTATCTCTCGGCCATCCTGTCTGCTCCGTTTCTATACGGTTTTGCCGACATCGTTCTGAGCTTGCGAAAGATCTGCAGTAGAAACTGAGCTACTGAGCAAGAACTATCCAAAGGGTCGCCATCTGGCGGCCCTTTTTCTTTGGGGCACACATGACCACTGCAGCAACCATTGATGTGATGCTCCGCGCCAACACGGCGACGTATCGGGCAGCTATGCTCGAAGCGAACCAGTACACGCAGCGTCAGCTCGGACAGGTCCGCAAGGAAACGGCATCGACGGCAAGCTCGTTGCAGGCGATGAATCGGGCCGCAGCCGGATTTCTCGGCTTCCAGGCGATGCGGACCGGCGTTGCATCGCTGATCGAGGCACAGAAAAGCATTCAGCAGATCCATTACGGACTGCAGGGCGCCACCGGCTCCGCGGCATCGGCCGAGCGAGCCTATGGCTTCGTCGCTCAGACCGCGAAAGAACTGGGCCTCAACCTAGAAACGTCGGCCAAGTCGTTCATGCGACTGACCGCGTCCGCATCGGCGAGCAACGTGCCGATGCGCCAGCAGCAGGAGCTGTTCAAGGAGCTCGCGCGTTCGTCTGCGGTGATGCACCTGTCATCCGAGGAAACTGACCGAGCGATCACAGCGCTGTCGCAGACCTTCTCAAAAGGCAAGTTCCAGGC